GCACAAAACTTGTGACACTTCAAGACGACTTTCAGAGCCAGCAGAACGCACAAACCGAAACCGAACTGGTCAGGTTGCGCCGTCAGCGTGACAGTTTCGCTAATCAGAACGCACGCTTAACAACACAACTTGAAGCGGTTGAGAAATGTTTGTCTATTGTTGAACGAGCAGAAGGTATTGCGATTAGTCCTCCGTCTTGGCTTGTGCCTGCGAAACCGAAACGGTCAGCAGCAACATTGGTCGTGATGTTAAGCGATACACACTTTGACGAGGTTGTGAATGTTGATGAGATGGAAGGGTTAAATTGTTACAACCGTGAGATCGCTGTTATGCGGTTAGAGAAGTGGGCGCAGAATGTGATCAAACTTTCACGCCACTATCTATCGGGTGTTACTTATGACGGTGTTGTTGTGATTCTTGGTGGCGACATTTTTACTGGCGACATCCACGAAGAACTCGCACTCACTAATGAGGACACAATGATTGGGTCGCTACTGTTTTGGTCTGAACAGGTTGCTGCTGCTATCCAGTTATTGACTGACGAGTTTAAGAAATGTTATGTGACTAGCGTTGTCGGTAATCACGGGCGCACAACTAGGAAGCCTCGTATGAAACAGCGAGTGAAAACTAACTTTGATTATCTGTTAGCGAAAATGGTTGAACGACATTTCAGATTAGATCGGCGCATCACTTTTGATATCCCTGAGTCTGCTGATTGTTTGATAAAGATTTATGAACACGGGCATCTGATAACGCACGGCGATCAAGTTTCTGGTGGTGGCGGTATCGGCGGAATCTATCCACCGATTATGCGGATGAGAGCAAGAAAGCAGGCACGATATATGGCTACAGGTAAATCGTTTCAAACTTTGTGGCTCGGTCATTGGCATCAATATATTTCCACGCCGTCAATGATAGTTAATGGGTGTCTTAAGGGCAGCGATGAATATAGTCTCATTATGGGTTTTTCTCACGAACCACCGCAACAGGCTTTAGCGATTGTTACACCTGAAAGAAACATAACAATTCAAGCACCTGTCTTTTGTTTAGATCGTAAAAAAGAAGGCTGGTGAATATGAATAGTGTCGTCTATGTGATGTGGCACGATGCTCACGCTGTCGCACCGTCTTGGATTTCTTTAGACGATATTGATGATGAGCCTGCGATTGTTGAAAGTGTTGGTTGGGTTTTACACGGCAGAAAAAGTGGGCATATCGTTTTGGCACAATCTTTAACTGATGATGAGGGTGATCATATTATTGCGATTCCTGTGGGGATGATTAAGGCGATGAAAGTAATGTATGCTAAATAAATGTGTGAGGCGTTCTCCTTCTCCGCTTCGCATACGAGTTGAGTTGCTCTAGCAGTTTTTGTTAGGGCAACTCCTCGTATCTTCTTAAAAGCCTTATGTTATATAGGTTAAATGAATTAGATGTTCGTGTTTAGGCGTGTATATAATTAACTTATCAAGTTCAAGAGGAGGACTTATGAAAATTAGATTAGGCAAAGCGTTCTTAGAGGAATGCAAGATACGAGGCAATTTCAATGACAACGCTGCGATAGACGAGCGAGGCGCAGTCTTATTCAATGTCTTAGATCGGGCAACAAAAACCAAAACAGGTCTAAGCGTTAATGTGACACAGATTGAACTTGGTCATTTGATCAGCGAGTGTGAGTGGTTCGTTTACAACAATTCGCCAGAGGATTCAAGTGATGATCGCAAGACTTACAACAACCTTCGCAATCAACTTAAAGCGTTTCAGAAAGTAATGGATGCACAATGAAAACTAAACTTACAACAACAGAGGAGCAACAATAATGAAATCGGAACATCAAGAGATTGAAGCGATTAAAGAAATAATTGAGTTCGGTGATTACTACCTAATCAAAATTATTAACGGTGAGAAAGATTTTGATGGACAGGTCGTGGGCGTAAATGAGGACAGCCTTGTGATTGAGTGTTGGAATGTGGTTAAAGGGAACTTGTGTGAAACCGAAATTAGGTTTTCTGATATAGAAGAAATCTGGTGTTTAGAAGAAATGGTATGGGGTTAATGATTGTTAAACAACTGTGTAACACCCTTGAGTAATGATTAGATCAACTTAAACAAACGAACTGAGGAGGTTCAAATGATACGAATACCGAAACAGAAACACGGAAGCAAAGAATGGCTACTTGAAAGATGGCGTGACGAATTAGGCAGATGCGTGTTCGGGGCTTCCGATATTCCTGCGCTAATGAACGCTTCACCGTATAAGACGAGAGCCGAATTGTTCGCTGATAAACTTAACGAGCCACAAGTTCAACCTGACTCAGCAATCTTTAGGCGAGGTAACTTGCTTGAGAAACCGTTGCTTGAAGCAGCGTCAGAACAGTTGGGATACACCTTCTTTACACCTGAAACAATTTACCGTGACGGCAGGCTTTCAATTTCGCTTGACGGCGTAGATAATTCTATTGACCCTGCGATTGTTGTTGAAGCGAAAACGACTACACGATATTCAATTTATGATTCAAACGATCTGCCTGTTGAGTGGTTGTGGCAAGGTTGGGCGCAACAATCAGTAATGAATTGCCCTGTCTGGTTTAGCGTGCTTGACCGTGACCTGAAAATCAGCGTGGTTGAGTTGCCAGATAACAAGAGTGCGGTTGAGAGTTTGCGTATGGAATCAGAAATCTTTGGTGAATGGGTTGATAACAACACGCCACCGCTAGACGAGATCAACAACTTCAGCGCAGATGACATCGCACGCATCTTCAAAGTAACGCCAACAGTTATTGAACTTGATGCGACTGCTGCACAGTTAGTTTACGATCTTGAAGTTGCTCGCACCGCTTCTAAACAGGCAAGCGTTCTGCTGACTCTGAAAGTCGTCTTGTAGTGTCACAAGTTTTGTGCCCTGAACCGTTGAATAGAACCACGCCCGATATCTACGCCCCGTTGCTGTAACACATCAGAAATAACTTGAGACTGTATCGTTTCATCTGCAAGAGCAACCAACAAATCTTGTGCGTCTTGTTTATCTAACTCTGCTAACAGGGCAGGAATCTTCGCCCTTGTGCCACCTGTTTTAACTTTCCTATTTTTTATCTCGCTTAAAAGTTTGCCCATTTGATAGTCCTTCTGCGTGGTGGTCAATGTGTTTCTCTAACTTGTCATCTACCCGATTAACAGTTTTGTAGATCATCCCCAACTGTGCTTGCACTATTTCGTGGTCATCGTGATTTTCTTGTAACGCAACTCTCGCTTCTTTCTTAAACGCCTGAATAAACGCTACCAGTATCACGCCTAGCGTGGTGATGAGAGCGACTGCGATTGCTGCCATCGGTTCATCTATCATTTATGCCACGATCTTTAAGTCAGCGAACGCTTTGCGCATCGCATCAGGGTTATCTGCCATCGCTGGCGACACTTCAAAGTGAACCCAATCGCCCATAGGTGCGCCGTGTATCTGTTGCTTTGTATAGACAGACCACGAACTGCGATCACATCGCCAACCTCTGCCGTGCGGTATCGGAAAGTAATCAAGGATTGCCTCAAGCCCAAAAGCGTTATGGTTCGGAACAACAAAATCTATTGCTTCCATCGCCTGCTTCCTGCCACCTTCTTTGATGCCACGCTTTTCTTTCGGCATAAACCTGAACGACAGATCAACTGCACGCCCTGTTGCGTGAACAGATAAAACACCTTGCTTGCCACGCATAGAACGATTCACATAACTTCCGTTATTCCACAACGCAGGATAAAGAGCGCACAACTCTTTAATAAAAACTGTTAAACCTTTACGCTCACCTGTAGCGAGTCCGTCTTTGTTTCCTGTGTAATTAGATTTCATTTCTTCTTGACAATCTTTTTACCGTTGCCACCGAACGCATCAGAGATTTCTTGTGCAGTCAAGTTGCCATCAACAGATGCTTTCGCTAACCGTTCAGCGACCTGTGCGACAGCCGTGAACCCTGCGAGTGACGCTGCTTTCCATACAGGGATACCGCCAACGATTGCCGAACCTGTGATGATCGCTAAAGCGTTTGCCATAAATAGTGACAACAATCTTTGCGCTATGTCTTGTGCTTTTTTCATTGATCTTCCTTTTTACCTAAAGTGATGACAGAGTGTATAACAACTGCGATAGTCGTGAGTATGATCGCTTGCCTAAAAGTTTGTCCAGATAAAGTTATTAGCACAAGCCCTGTGCCAGCAAGAGTCCAAGTGTTGTCGGCAACATATTGAACAAACTTTTTCATCTAACTTTCCTGATTGTTGGTGTCGGAAGCATAGAGAAAAGACTACCAATAGCGACAAGGCTGCGCCGTTGCGAAACAGGGATGTTTGAACCAAGCGCACGATACGACTCAAACTGTGAACCAAAAATGTCTAACACTTTCTCAAACGCTTTCTTCACTTTGTTAGGTGCTTTTTCTACAGCGTCAATGATCTGTTCTGCTTGCTGATCTGTTAAAAGTTCTGGTGTCACTTCTTCAAAGATTTGTTCTGCCTGAGTTTCTGTAACCGCTTCTAAAACTGTTTCAGTTACCACAAGTTGTATTGCTTGTTCTTGGCTGATCGTTGAAGCGAGCACCGCTTCCACTACCGCCACGACTTGTTGCGTGGATGCGGTGTCTAAAACCTTTAACACTTCTTTGAACGCTTCAGCCGTAATCGGGGCATCTTCCTCTATCGGCAAGGCTTCCACGAACGCTGTGAGGGCTTCTACGGTCATCAAAACAGCAGCAGGCGTGTCGGGTGCGGTGATCTTGACAGGTGCGCTCGTAGAGGTTTCTAGAGCAGTATCCTGAATCAATGTTTCTTCTACTGTCGTTGTTGTTGTGGTTGCTGGCTGGCTGGTCGTGGTCGTTGTGGTTTCTGTTGTGGTTTCTGTTGTTGTGGGTAAAAAGATCAGTTCGGTTGTAGATGTTTCTTGTAGCGTGGTTGAAGTTTCAGGCACAGAAGTTGTGGTTGTGGTTACAGGTTCAGGCACGGTTGTAGTTGTAGAAGTCGTGGAGGTTTGTGGTGGCGTATAAAGCACTTCAGTTGTTGTGGTCGTGGTCGTGCTTGTCGTTGTCGTTGATGTGGTTGTTTGCGGAACAGTTGTGGAAGTCGTTGTGGTCGTTGTTGGTGGAAGGGTTGTTGTAGATGAAGTCGTTGTGGTTGTTGGTGGCAGGGTTGTCGTTGTTGTTGTCGTGGTTGTTGTGCTTGTCGTTGTCGTTGTGGTTGTTGTGGTGGTGGTTGTTGTCGTAGTCGGCGCACCGTTCGTAGTGAACGCTTCATCGGGAACAATCGCCCAACCTGCGTCATTGATATTCCACACCAACATCAGGCAGGTGCTTCCGCCGTTCTCGTAAAGCCAGCCATCCAGCGCATAAGTGCCAGCAGGAAACTCAGCAGTAGTTTGCTCTGACCACGAGCAACCTTTGTCATCCCAAGTGCCGAACTCTGTGTTACCTATTCCGATAACACCGCCATCATCGGCTGCGATCATAAACTGAATCGTGTTGTTCTCAGGGATAGTTATGAAGCCTGTGTAGTGAATCATAAAATAATCTACAGGGCAAGTGCCGAACGGTTCGCCGTTGAAGTTTCGGTTGATGTTGTTTTCTGTTTCGCTTCCACAAGTCTGATAGATCGTGTCTGATCTTGTTGGCGGTATCTCGGTAACGATGTAGCCGACTGCGTTCAGTCCTGCGACTGGTTCTGCGTAAACGGTTTGTGGAAAGACTGCGAACAGGATTGCTGGTAGCGGTATCAGCCACCTAGTTAAATTGCGACCCACATCTAAGGCTCAATAACTGGTGCAACGAACTCGTCTAAGTCAGCGTCATAGGTGTAGCCGATACCTGCGTATGTGCCACGAAAGTTGTTGTTGTATGAAGTCTGTTTCCAAGTGCCAGCAAACTTCAATGTGTTGGCAATAAACGCACGACCAGCAGGACAAGTATCAGGAAATGTCAATGTCGGTTCACCGCAAACATCGTTGCTGACACTAATTATGTTTGTGACTATGTTGTTTTCTAGTTTTGCAAAGTAAGCCATTATAGACCCCACTTGATAGTGCCACTATTGTTGAAAGTGTAAACAATATAACCGCCTGAAATTGTAATTAAATCGGCGGTTGAAGTTGCAAGCGTATCCGTGCTAAGTGTTCGCAAAATAACGACCCCTTTACCACCAGCAGCACCGACTAGACCAGTATTGCCAGCAGAACCACCACCACCACCACCAGTATTTGCCGTGCCAACAGTGCCAGACAAGTTTCCACCAGCACCACCGCCACCAGTACCGCCAACACCAATAGCAGGTGCTGAGTCTGCACCACCGCCACCGCCACCGCCCAAAGTAGTTGATGTGCCAGTTATTGATGTTGCTACACCAGCACCACCAGCACCAGCCAAACCACTTGAAGCATTAACGCCGACTGCACTAGCACCACCGCCACCACCACCGCCATAAGCCGAAGCAGCATTACCTGTCCCACCAGCACGACCTTGATTGACTGTGCCAGCAGCACCAGCAGGAGTGCCAGCACCACTTAGACCACCACCACCACTTCCGCCAACAGCAGCAGCATTACCACCAGCACCACGACCACCACCTGTTGAAGTGATAGTTGTTAAACCTGTGCCAGCAATAGAACTATCTACACCGTTTGTATTTGCTGCACCGCCAGCACCTATTGTAATTGTGTAGGTCACGCTACTAGTCGCAGCAAACGCTGTTTCTAAAGTTCCGCCACCACCAGTAGCCGTAACCGTGCTACGCAAACCGCCAGCACCACCGCCACCACCATTAGATACTGCTGCGATATTATTACCACCACCACCACCACCTGCGACAACAAGATAATCAACGGCAGAAGGCGTGCCAACAGAACCAACTATTGTCGGTGTGTTTGAAGCCGAAACATAACCCATTAATCTTGCAGCCATAAACTAAACCTCACTCTCAACTATTGGTTCAGTAAAGTTTTGTGTCGCTTCATCATACACAAATCCGATGCCTGCATAAGTTTTGCCTGCCACGCCAATAAAAGTTTCAACCCAAGTTCCTGTGTATCTCTGCGGATTGGCTTCCAAGAACTCTTGTTGCACAACAGCAACCATCGTGACAATGTTGTTGTCGTTAATTTGAGCAAAGTATTGTGCTTTCATTGTTAGACCTTGAACCTGACATAAATAATTCCACTTCCACCGATACCGCCTGAAGCGTTCGCACCAGACGACCCACCGCCTGAACCAGTATTAGCAGCAGCAGCAACACCGCCAGTATTAACACCACCAGCACCACCAACGGAACTACCGCCAGCACCAGCCGTAACACTTCCACAACCGCCACCGCCACCTGCTTTATAAAGTGCGCTTCCCGAAT